GACCTTCACCTTCATCATGCATCATTTCTTCAGGATCTTCCTCACCATCTTCATCTTCATGGTAAGAACCTTCTTCAGTTTCTTCACCATCTTCATCTTCATGATAAGCTTCTTCAGCAGGAACTTCTTCTTCACCAGCTTCTTCATCTTCGTAAGACATACCTTCTTCAGCATCTTCACCATCTTCATCTTCTTTCAGTTTAGCAGAAAGCATAGATTTAAGTTGAGGTGTGAACGCTTCTTCTAAAGCCATCTTAGCATTTTGTAAAGCAGTTTCTCTAACAGCTTTAGCATCAGCAATAGCTTCTTTTAAAATATCTCCCATGATATTTCTCCTCATATTATATTTGGAATAAGTTTATTAGGAAACTTAATATTTGTTAAGTTATATTTAGACACCGTAAAAGTAGTGACGGTGTATTAGATAAGTTTTGTATATATAAATATAGATATTAGAAAAAAATTACTTATTTTTTTCTTTTATACTGTTATATTTACTTCTTAATTTTGCTAAATTTCTTTTTTCTCTTTTTATTTCTGATGGTTTTCTGTAATAAGTTTTTTTCTTCAAATCCATCATTAAATCGGCGTTTTTTACTTTCTTTTTAAGTATTCTTAAAGCACCATCTACATTATTGTTAAAAACCGTTACCGATAACCCTTGTGCTTTGTCTTTAGGTTTTTTCCTAAAGTTTCTTCTTTTTCTCATTTATACCTCTTGTTTCTTGAATTATAACTTTCCTTACCAATTTTCTCAATCTATGTTCAGCCATTGTTTGTTTTTTAGATTTTAAAAATTCTTTTGCTAAATATCTTTCTCTTCCGTATTGAGCCTTTGTCCATTTTTTTCTCATAGACTTTGGCATATTTTCTAAATTTTCACCTATGTGATTCACCATCCAAGCAACTCTACGAGCATCTGAATTGTATATTTTTTTATATCTATTTTCTTCAAGAGTTTTCATCCACACTCTAACTTCTTTTACAGTAAATCTTCTTCCAAATTTTTCAAGAACAACAGATTTTTTAACTGATTCCATATTTAAATTTTTCATAATGGAATCATTATCATTATGAAATCTAACTATATCAGCATAATCTACTTCAATTTCTTCACCATCTTCATTAGTAGCTATGAATGTATCTTCATCTGGATCTCCACTAGTCCAAGTTACTGTACCATATTCTGTATCTATTTGAGCACCATCACCAGCTTCAGCATCTTTATTTAAAACATCTATTTCCATTTTTTTGTTGGCTTTTTCCGCTGCACCCATTCCAGATATTTCTTTATCATCTTTTTTATCAAATGGATTATCCATTGGAGCAACTATTTTAGGTTTTGAAGGTTCTTTTTTAGGTTCATCTTTTTTGACATTTGCATGTGAAGGTCCACCAACATCTGCGGCCTGTCCTACTGTAGTTTTTTTACCATCAATTTCAACTTCAGTATCAGGTTTTAAATTGTGTTGTTTATCATACTTTTTAAACGCTTCTTTATCTTTGAATTTAAGTTCTTTGATAGCTTGTCTAATCAGTTCCTTCAGATGACTCTTTTTGATTTTCACCCTCATTCTCCTCTTCTTCTATTAATTGTGCTTCACTCAAACAACCTCTTGCAACTGCTGTGTGAGCATCTTCGACTAATGTAAATTCTTTAACTTGTATAGGAAACTCATCTTGATTGAATTGTTCCCCTACTACTTCCATAAAACCTTTAACCAATGATGTTCCACCACCGAATACAATTGGAATTGCATTTGGGAAGTTTGGTACACTTTCAGCGTTTTCAAACTGATGTTTTAGGTTTGTCAACAAGTAATTCACTAATGCTCCGTAATAACTTCTTATAGCATTAATGATATTATACTCATCACTTCCCTCTTGATAAATATCATTTATCGCACTTTTTGTTAAATCTAAGTTACTTGAGTTTTCTTTAACACTTATTACTTTTGCTTTTGTAACACCACAATCACTTGCTACATTCTCATCAATCCAATCACCACCCCTAGCTACTGAAAATGATAATGCTGACATACCTTGATACATCACACATATATTACACATACCGGCACCCATTGAGATAGCGATACCTGTTAAGTCATTATCTACTAAACCTTCATAAGCCAAAGCAACTGA